TTGAGAAATTGTAGCACCAAAACCAACTCCGGCAGTTTGTCCGCCTTGTGGTGTTTGTTCTGCGTTGTCGTATTTTACAGTTAATGCAATAGTAACTGGATCTGTACCCGACCCATAGTTCACGTCACCGTAGTCAACTTGACTTAGGTAGCAACCATACAATTCCCATGATTCTAATACTGTAGGAGTACGTGCACCATTGCCACCGTCTAAAATGTCTAAGGTCAATTGGAACTTGTAATCAATACCTGCAGCTGCCGCAGCTTGCTCCTGGAAGTCAAATTGCTTTTGCAACTGTTCGCCAACCATTTTGCTAACGTTACCGCCAACGTCGTCACGTAAGTTGATAGTAATATCTTGCCAATCGTGTTTTCCAGCTAATTTTACTTTGCTGTTGTAAACATCGATTACGATATCACCAAATGTCACGCTAGGACGCTTAACATCCACAACCTGTTTTGTTAGTTCTACTGCCTGTGCTGTGCTTACACCAAAGTTGACAAAACTCAGTCTAAACTTATATTTTAATTTTGGCATCAACAGACCCTGGCTTGTGGCGCTAGAGCCTCCTGCTAGGGGTACTGTAAAGTTTGTTAACGATGCTACTGCCATATTATTCTCCTGTATACTTTATTTATGCAATTTACTTACTGCCCAAAGTGGCTATATCACCTGGGTTATACAAGCGAATTGGAATGTAAATAAACTCAACATCCTTCATTGGCTCAATAGCAATATCTGCATACAGTTGGTTATTTGCAATGCGGTCTGGCGTATTATTTGTTGTATCACAAACCACCAAGTAGTCGTAAATACCACGTTTTGCCACTAAGTCGTTCAATGCTCTACGTAGTATAGCACCAAATTGATCACGTGTAATCTTATCGTTAGGTTCAAACAAGAATGCATTACCTGCACTTGAGAACAATGTGCGGATGTAGTTAACCAAACGGCTTACATTTACACGATCCATTGACTCTGTGTTTGGATCACGGGTCTTTTGTCCCCACACCACTAATCCAATTCCTGGAATAATTGTAATTGGGTTAATCTTGTTAGCATATAGTGTATCGCGTAGTGCTTGGTTAACACCGGTGCGATTAAACTCACCTGTAGTACGATTTAGATACCCTAAATCAGTTGCGTTGCTCACTAAGCCACGACGTGTACCAGCTGGTGCGAACCAAGGATAAGCCACATTGTCATTGTACAAGTATGTACGTAATGCCATATGACTTGCTGGTACCATTACTGGATTGCCCATTAAGTCGCTGCTAATACCAGCTGGATAATATACGCCCAAGTATGGGTCGGCAGTTGATAGTCCGTCGCCATTGGTATTATTACTCCAGTTAATAATATTAACTGCATTAACACCCAAGTCCATTGGGGTATCGCCAATAATAAATGCTGTGTTGGTACGGTCGTTGTTCAATGCTACCATGTTTGCTATCACTTCAGGATATCCTGGAGCACAAATCAAGTTGAACTTAAATTGTTCTTCACGAATCTCTACATTTGTGTCCAATGCACTTTTCATTGCTTCTATAACAACTTGGCGTTGTGCAGCTGCTCCAGCGTAAGGACTGCCATCATTTTTCAATCCACTGACTGTTAGCCAGGTAGAATGTTTTAACATTGCCCAGTAACCACTGTTTGGTGTTGTTGGATTTTGATTTGACGATCCCACAGTTGCTACATATATCTCAGCACCATAATATACTTTAGTACCCAGGGAATAGGATGTAGATGCGCTCCACTGTGCTATATTAAAAGCATCAATAGTATAGTACGTTTGTACATATTTCTTAATGTTATATCCACTGCGACGTGTGTTAAACAACAACATGCCACGTGGGTATAGTTGTGGGTTAGGAGCATCTAAATCTAAGTAATCACTAGTCAACAGCGTCTTTGTAGTAACTTCATTATCTGAAGCCACATCAGTTGTACCACTTTTGTCCCAACGTGCGTCGGCAAACACAATACCTGATTGACTGATTTGGTCTGTATTATCAATTGCTATCCAGTATGTTCCGTTCCAACGGCTTAACTTGGGCCAATTAATTAGGTCGCTAGTGTCTAACCACAAATCGCCACCTACCAATACTGTATTATCTGTTTGTGTAGTCGGTGCGCTTGCAGCAACAATTACACCGTTGGGGTCTGTATTAGCAAGATTGTACCCACGTAAGTCACTGGTTACGTTTTGGTACCCGTTCCAGGCAGTGCCGGTGTTGATCATGACGTCAACAACTGTGGGGTCACTGTAATACCATAAGGTTCCGTCCATTGGATCTGCTACGGGTTGTGAAGTGCTATAAGTGTATACAAGGTCAACAAATCCAGTCACAAGAATTGATGTTGAACTTGATGCTCCAAGATTTGGAACCCCGGCAACAAATCCTGCTCTAGTAAAGATATCGCTGCTGCCAACACCCGCAATTAAACTAATATCTCCGCCTAATAGGTGGGTAATAGATACTGCATTGTCAGATGTAACTGCAGCAGTTATATTAGGTACATTTGCCCTTAATAAGGATGAAACAAAATCTTGTACGGTAGTTCCAGTTACTGTAACTGTATATGTAACAAAACTATATGCATTTGTTGATGCTGAAATATTAAATGTACTTCCATTAACAAATGTTGGGTTAGATACATTACCAACTGCTGTTACTGCACCTGCAACGTTTCTAACCCTTGGTTTATATCCACCATATGAAATTGTAACACCAATTCTTGGGTCTGTCCTAACATAAACTGTACCAACTGGGATATTTAATCCACCGCCAGCAGGGTCAAGTGCAGCTTGGGCATAGCGATCGCTATTATATGCTACTGCTGATAAAGAATTCCAAATATCAGTGGTTGCATTATATTTCTTAATTAAAAAGTTTGATCCTCCACCAATGGCTCCGTTTTTAAACCAGATGCTTCCGTTTGGACGGGCAGTCGCATCAGCAGTGGTCCAGTAAGGCACATTTGCGTAGTTACTGTATTGAAGATCTACACCATTGTAAGTTCCTGTGGTTAATCCCACAGCAGTTAACAATGTAAGATTTCCTGCACCGGCATATGCGGTTTCAATTTTAATTGCACCGTCACCGGCAGTGGCACCACTTGACGAACCGTCTGTGTATAGTGCAACTTGATTGTTTAGAACGTCGGCATAAACGCCAGTAATAGCTGCAGAGTTTACGTTAGCAGCAAATGTTGCTGCTGTTGTTCCGTTAATGGTAACTGTAGTTCCATTAATTTTTAAGTTTCCACCAGTTATAATAGTTGGAGTTGTTATACTACCAACTACTGTCGGCGAACTTACGTGCCAAGCAGGAGTTCCTATAAGAACCCATTGATTACGTATACCAGTTGTAAATGTCGCATCTCTATAAGGATCAATTGTGCCAACATCAGGACCAGCTTTATAGAAAGCTCTGTTGTTTGTTGTTGTAGTTACTACTGCATAACTTCCAGGATTGCCCACACTTCCCAACGGTGTTGGTGTATTAATTGCTGCATCTTGGGTAGTGAGATGTGTTTGTAAAAGTTCAGTAACAACGATTGGTGTTTGTTCTGCAAAACTTTGTGTTGCTGCACTCCACTCGTAAATGCCCCAGGTTGTATCTGCTAGATCTAACCAATATGTTCCGTCTGCAACCGGTGCAGTTGGGCGAACACTTGTACTTTTAATCTCATTTAAGTCGGCATTTGCACGAATTACATAAACTTGATTGGTTACTCCCAATGCACTATATGCAGTTAGTAGACCATATTCGTTAAGTTCGTCGCCATGCAATGGCGTTCCTGCGTTGCTTTGTTGGAACACGGGGGTTCCCATTGCTGTAGTCAAATCGCGTTGACTACCAAATATTTGTAACTTACCTGCATTGGCTTCTGTTGTGCCTGTAGCGGTGGTGCCGTTGATTGTTTTATCTTGTGCCGTAGCCAAAATAATCAACGGTACGGTACCGATTGCGTTACTGATGTACTGACTTTCGTCTGTTACGGTAATTTGTTGTCCTGGGGATACTAATGCCATAGCAACTTTCCTTTATATAACTGTTAATGATATTTATATATAACTGTGTTTTTTGGGTGTTTACGATGCCCTTTGCAAAGGGCAGGCAATAAATACACTATGGAACGTAAAATATGCCCTTCATGCAATCAACGCCCGGTTGCAGTTAACTATGTAAAAGAGGATATTACACATTACCGTAAAGTCTGTGATGTTTGTAGTCGTGCTGGCAAAAAAGGAAAAACAATCCCTGCGTGGGCCAAGAGCGGATATAGAAAAAAACCCGCCTGTGAACGGTGCGGGTTTAAGTTCAAATTACCTGAACAGAGTGCTGTATTCTATGCCGACGGAAACTTAAAAAACAATAATCATTTTAATCTCAAGACTGTGTGTTTAAACTGCGTCCACGAGGTCAATAAGTCTAAACTTCCCTGGCGCCAGGGGCCGCTCACACCAGACTTTTAATTTGACTGTACAATCCATCAATACTGTCGTTGTTAACAACAATCTGATCAAACTCGGTACCGGCCCAGGAATATTCACTAGAATGAATACCTTCTTTATCTAGCCATTCTCGTGCTTTTGTGTCCCCGCCATTGGCTCTAGCGGCCAATTCATACCAATGCGGAATGGCACCACGTTGTATCCAAATTACTTTGCCGCCTTGTGCTTTGATTGCTAGAACTTCGTTTGGAAAGCGTACATCACTGATTACTGTATGGTCACTGCGACGTGCCAACCGTGATTCTAAGGCTGCTATCCAAATATCATCGTGAAAGTGATTACGGATAACGTCTGTGCCCCAATACTGTAGAATCCAGCGTGGGGTTAAATTGGGCATACCTAACCGATCGGCCCACCAGAGATCTACACGTTCGCGCCAGGCTCGTGCTTCGGGGGTGCGTCCTTCAAGTAGTTCGCGGTCCCACCCAAAGACTGCGGCCACTGCATCTTTTAATGTGCTGGCAAAACTGTCTCTACGAAACCCGTGAAACCCAACCAAATAGTCAGCGGCAGTATCTTTGCCAGCACCAATTAATCCGCAGATTCCTATAATCATAAAAAATGCTCCTATTACAGAGCATTTTAATATATTTCTAGCACACTGTCAACTTATCCGGTTACCCAAGTTAAGGGTTGACTACCATCTACGTATTGTTTGAGTTCTTCTTCTAACTTTTCCATTTCGGCTTGTGCTTCACTGAGCATAGCCGTGCCATTCAATGTTGCGCCGCCTTGTGGGCCAGCAATTTGGCTAAACTTGCTATAGGCTTGTCCCAAGATACGCTTACTAAAACTGTAAGCATATTCTTGTAGCCAGGGATAAGCATAGGGATCACTCATGATCATTTGATCAGGTTTGGTGTTATAGACCCAGAGTAGCACACTCTCGTAAGGGTTTTGATTGTTGTCACGTCCGGTTGATCCACCGTAACCATGTGGCATTTTACGCACAATAGTTAACTTCTTAGTAGCCGGATTAAATGAGTAATTCAACAATCCACCAAACATCTTTTGGGTCAGTTTTTGGTAATCTACAAATAGTTCATAGTTTACTAGTCCACCAACACGGCCGGCCTGTAGCATATATGTGTTTAAGAATCCGCTTGCAAAGGGCTCAAACATACTTGCAGTGGTGCCGGTCACACTTCCAATACCGCGTCTATATGCCGCACGTACTGTCATAATCTCTTTAGGTAGTATGTATTCTTGTGTCTCGGGCAATAGGTCTAAGAAGCAATAACTTTCCTCTGTGCTATTTTGAGCACGTTGACGATACTTGACCAGGGCTTGGTTAATGGCCATTTCATAGTGTTCTTGTTCTAGTTCAACATCTACTAAGCCGTCGCCCAACCGCATACGCACATAGTCTACAATTTCTGCACGTTTTTTATCGCTTGTAGGTAATGTTGTAGTATCAAAAGCAATTGGGCCAGACCCTGTGCCGGTATTAGCATCGAATAGACTCTTTGTAGGAAGGCTGTTAAAAGCCGTCAGATTACTGTCTTTTACTGGGGTAGTATCGGGTACTGTATATTCGCTCATGAAGAATCCTGTTATATGTTATTTATAACAGGATTCGGGGTTTTAGGCTACTTTAAGTAACACAATGTCTGCGTTCATGCGTCCGTTCATTTTGCTTTCGGTTGCTTTGACGTCATCTAAGAACTTACGTAATTGAATCTTTCCGGCTTTTGCAAACTCTTTGAGTTTTTCTTCGGGCTTTCTTAGTGTCTTGCACACACTTTTATCTGTATCAAAGTTAACTAGACTTGTACCTTTGACTGTTAGTGTTTGATATGCGGCCGCTACATACTTGCCCAACTTACGTGACTTTGTATTGTACACCCAAAGTTCACTAGCGCCCACAATGTCTGCAGGGTTAATGCTAACTAGTTTAAGTACTGCATCAGTTTTGCAATATTTGAGTTTGCTGATCACCTTTTCTTTACTAGGTGCTTTCTTAACACGAGCCTTTTTCGTGGCCTTTTTAACTCCACGATACTGTTCCACTGCCGCAAGCAAGTCATCAATCCAACCCGTAATACGCTTAAAGTCTGCGGCCTTAAGATGCTTGTAACCCTCTGTGACCTGAGCATCTGTTTTACTTTGTGCTAGTTCAAGTTCTGCTCGGCGAGTCTTATATAAGTCTTCGTACTTGCCTAATTGGCTTTGCACCACATTATTGGCAACTAAAAAGTCGTATAGTCGAGTTGGGTTTTTAACCCCTGTCGCAACATCATCAAAGATGCCCTCAAGTTCACCAATGATCTCACTTGTGCGTTCTGACAAACGGTCTTGGATAGTGGGACGATTATACACTTGTTCAGCAGTGGCAACGACCTGTATTTCTTCGGGTTCTGCTTTACTGATAACATCCATCACGCTGTCAATAATAAACTCAATATGACGTCCACGGAACGGCATGCCTTTGCGGTGTGCCATAATTAAACTGCATACTGTCATTGGTAGCAGTCTATCGCCAGCACGATTAAATGCCTTGACTTCTTCAATACTTAACTTACTGTTTTTCTGTAGCCAATCAATTACATACTTCTTACAGTCCTTTTGACTGTAGTAATAATTGTAGTAGTAAAAACTCTTACGCAACCGGTTGTCAAACTTTTCGTTATCCCAATCCGCGGCTTCTGCCGTCCATTCAGGTTCAGTACCTGTGTATTTTTCATCTGCAAACGCAACACGAACTTGTCGCGGTGCTTTGTTTTTAATTTTAATTCCGGCTACTGTTGCCATTATGCATTGTCCTTTACTGTTTCTAATGCCTCTTTCAAAGGTGTTACCCCTTGCTTGGTCAAGCCATGTTGTTCGTATCCGTACATGGAACCCACATACCAAACACCATCTTTCATGATGTAGTAATACTCTGCGCCACATGATTCGGCTTGTTCTATGAACTCCGCAAACGTGTGTGCCACTTGCCACTCAGTGCCCTTTTCGCCGCGGTCACGACCGTAAAAGGTACACCAATCTTCGTTATACTCCGGCACTTCATTGCCAATTGGATCGAGCTTGCTGAAGGCGTGTTTCTCGCCAATTTCAGGACGCAGGCTACTCATGTTGCCTAATACAATCAATCGATTTGCTTTCGAGCTGTCATAGTATTCGTGCAAGATTTCACCGTTGTGTTCTAAATAGCCATCCCAATGACAATAAATACTCTTACAAACATCACCGTGCATAACTGCAATACGACTACGTGTTCCCATTTTTTTACTCTCCTTTAGAGTTAATACTTGCCAATAAACATGCCGAAATAAATCCAATAGCCAACGCCCAACCAGTTACATATTGAACTTGCGGACTACAGTTCCAGAGCCAACCAAAATATTCATCTTGGGTTGTAAATCTTAAATAGCAAGAATAAAAAGATAACGCCAGAAAAACTAGGATTCCAACGGCCGCAATGCCTGCAACAGAAGATCTAATATTCACTGTAGACTCCTTAAAGTTTAGTTATGATCCAGCATTTTGCAATGCCAATGACTACGAAAACGATTACGGCTATGACAACTGGATCCATTTTTAGGCTCCTACTGTTTCTGTGTTTTTAACGACTGTATAACCCTGCTTTTCTAAATAGCGAATATGGTTTGCAATTTTTTCTGCTTCAAATTTTGCAACATATTGTGGCATTACTTTGTCAATGGCATTGCGAAAACGCACAATACCTACGCCCAGCATGTAACTGGTTTGACCGTAACTTTGAAGACGGCGTTGTCCTCCAAAAACTTTAGATCTAGCGGCATCTTCTGCAAATGCACGGACAGTGGCCATATAACTCATTTTCAAACTCCTTTATTGCTAACTAAAAACATATTATAGTACCAAAATCATTATTTGTCAAGTTAGTACATTAGTGTTGCCATTAGCAACCACTGCTCAAATGTGTGTACGTTCTCTACG